CTTCGGGAAGATGGGCGTCGGCGCTGACAACAAATCCAGCGGCGGCCTGGTGCTGGCCGGTTCGCTGGTCTGGTCTAGGGCGTACTCAGTCGGCAACCACCAGCGGGTCAAGCTGCTCTACACGCTGGGCGAGTACATCCGTGACCTACCGCCGTTGCGTGGGATCTGGATCGGCACCACCGCGCTGAGCAGCTTCGGCAGCCATGACTTCGCGCTCTACTGGAAGGCGCAGCAGGGCAGCAACCGCATCCGTGGCTCCAACCTGCTGGCCGGCACCCGCGCCACCCCGCAAGCCGGCGACCCCGAAACCCAGGACGAGACCTTCATCGCCCCAGTGGACGGGACGATCGAGGGTCCGGGGTTCTGCATGGCCTACAACCCCAACTCAAAGAGCAGCTTCGGGCAGTTCAACCCGGTCCGTAACGGCACGGCCCACCGTCTGAACTGGGAGGTGGTGAGCATCCCCTTCTCGCTGGAGAAGGAGCCCAAGGATCTGCGAGAGCAACGGGCGCTGCGCATCAAGATCGCTGGTGAGATGGCGGGCCGCGCCGGCATCGAGAAAGCATCCGTCGGCGGCCAGCCCGGCGTGGGGCGCGCCTACAGCACCCAGATGGGCCTGATCGCCCACAACGGCGTCGTCGCCGAAAACAAGGTGCCATACCTGAGCGTCGCGCCCGGCGACAGCGTGACCTTCCGCATCTCCAACGAGACCTTCAAGAGCCTCACCAACAGCGACTACTTCTGGTCCGACTTCATGGACGGGAAGCCCAAGGATCACGGCGTCAACCACAAGGACATCAAATCGGCGGTCAACAAGCAGCGCGAGCGCGCCGACGACCTGATGACGATCGGCTCCAAGTGGATGATCGGCTCAACGCAGTGGGTGGTCGAGAGCCGCACACCAGATGTCTGGCGCTCCGGCCATGTCGTTGATGTCGTGCTGCGATGCGTCAGCACCAGCGGCGTCAACACCATCGGCCTGGCGGGCCGCCGAGCCGTCGAGGAACCGCTTGCCGGCTACGAGGGCCCCTGGGACGCCGAGATGGGAGGCCCCCGCCCGGCCCACATCTCTGACGACGGCTACAACACCAACAAGCACTGCGGCGCCGCCTTCTGGAACCTCGTCCAATACGAGGTGGCCACAGTGCGGATGGTGCGTGAGTGCGACACGATCGAGTTCGGCATCCGCAGCACCGTCTGGAACCGCGCCGACGGTCTGTGCAACTTCAACGCCATCCTCGAGCCATCCCGAATGCGGCGTAGGGACCGCAACGACGTCCAGCTGAACACCCCCACGATGTCGCGCTACTTCAAGCGCACATCCTGTTTCTCCGTGTGGGTGCGCCCCCTGCCGGAGTACAGCGACGCCGGCACCAGCACGCCCGAGTGGGCACGCATCAATCAGGTCTTCTGCGTCACCGGCAGCGCCCCCACACCGAAGTACAACTACCTGCGGATCCGCCCGCGCGTGAAGGGCCGCTACGAGTTCCGCTTCATCCCCCGCGTCGGCTCCGACATCGCCACCAGCAGCTGGGAGGGCGCCATCTTCTGGCAGCTCAACGCCCAGAGCGGCGTCGTCCACGGCGAAGACTTCTCGACCCCCTACGGCGACTTCCGGGTCACGATGACTGGCTCCCTGGTGACACGGGAGTTTGTGCTCGTCAACGACGAGATGCTCACTGACCCCAGCGACACCACCAACACGGTGGTCGACACTCCAGTGCCCACGGCGATCTGGAACTACGCCTGGTCGTCCAACATCGGCCTGTCGGACTGGTACAAAAACGCTTTTCTGACGGCGTACCTGGGCAACCCCACTTACGCCGGCGAGACCAGATCCGCCACCCTCGTTCACCACAAGGTACGCAATACCAGCACCGCCGCTGATGACGGTTGGATCACCGTCAAGATCACGGCCACCGCCAACTACGACTCAGGCCCAAAACACGCCGAATACTTCGGCACCAACCTGAACTGGGCTGGTACGGGCGCAGGCATCAGCTTCACCGTTGTGCAGGACAGCAGCACCCGTGGGCAGTGGGCCATGGGCGATCAGTTCACGCTCGAAGCGGCGATCACCGGCGCCAACCGTTACAGCGTCATGGGGTACACCAGCGTCTCCGCCGCCTTCCAAGTCACCAGCGTCGTAACCCGGCCGGTGCAGGACACCGAGATCAACCTCGGCGATGGCGAGCGGATCTTCGAGAGAGCCAGCCAGGTCTCGGATTGCAGCCACTACGACGAGCTGCGCAAGTCCTGCGACGACAGCCCCGAGCACCAGATCGTCTATGTGAACGAGGCGGTCAGCGAGGGCGTCGACGGCCCGCCCGAGTACGAAGACCTCTCGATGCTCGGCCTGTCGGTCAAGTCCAGCCAGAGCACCTCATCCATCGAGCAACTGCGGGTCTGGACACCCACCGGCATCCACGTGGAGCGACTGGAGGCAGGCGTCACCGGGCCCAGCAACCTGTTCAGCGACCTGCTGTATTACCTGCTAACCAACAAGACGCAGGGCCTAGGCGAGGTGGTGCCCGCCGACCTGATCGACCGAGCCAGCTTCGTGGCCACCGGCAAGTTCCTGCTCCAGAACCGCATCTTCTGGAACGGCGTGGTCGAGACCGAGCAGAACCTGCGCAGCTTCGCCTCCGACCAGGCGCAGAAGTCGTTCTGCATCTTCACGATCAAGAACGGTGTCTTCGGCATCCAGCCGGCCCTACCCACCGACAGCGCTGGAGCGATCAGCACCAGCCCCGTGCCGATCAGCCAGATCTTCAGCACCGGCAACATCATCGACGGCTCGCTCCAGGTCTCTTATTTCGACAGCGAGCAACGCCGCGACACGGCTATCTCTGTGCGCTGGCGCGTGATGCGCCCCTACGAGCTGCCCGACGAATCCACCGCAATCGTGCAGTTCAAGGGCACCCGCCCCGAGAGCGTGGAAGACCTCGACCTGACGCTGTTCTGCGACAACCAGGAGCAAGCGCTCCGCAGCGCCCGCTACACGCTGGCGATCCGCAAGCATGTCGACCACACGGTCTCGTTCAAGACGACGCCCGAGGCCATCGGCATCGAACCCGGCGGCTACATCCGTGTGCTGTGCGCCGAGGTCGAGTTCCAGACCGGCCGCGCCATCAAGATCACCAACGACCTGCATGTCGTCAGCCCCACCCCCTTGGCGGACGGCACCTACCACGCCTACGCCTATGTGCCCGGCGCGCCTGATGTCGAGGAGGTGCAGCTGGAGGTACGCGGCGGCCAGGCCGTCAACGCCGAGCTACGCGGCGCCGTGGCAGCCCTGCTCGATCTGACACCCCGCAGCGATGTGTATCAGGTGCAGGAAATTACACTGGATGACGACGGGCTGGTCAGCGTGAGCGCAGTCGTTGTGCCAACCAACGAGCAGGGTGCCAGCAAGCTCGCCGAGCTGGTGCTCAGCCCCGCGTCGTTCGAGGTGATCACCTGATGGCCTACCCCACAACGCGCCCGTCATCCCGCACCTACACCCCTGGCGACTGGGCGGTCAAGCGCTACAACGCCATGTCAGGCGCCGAGGTGCGGATCCGCTACGGCGACAAGCGCTTCGACGCCCGCTTCGCCCTCTCCTACACCAACATCCCCGACGCCGTTGCCGAGCAGTTCCTGCTCCACTACGACCAGCAACTCGGCACCTACAAGAAGTTCACCCTGCCGCCGGAGGTGCTCTCTGGCTGGAGCGGCAGCAGCTACATCCCCAGCACCGACAAGATGCAGTTCCGCTATGAGGGCCCGCCGCGCGTGGAGGCTGTCAGACCGGGCGTCTCTAGCGTGACCGTGGAACTGGCGGGGGTGGTGTAAGTGAGCTTCTACAGCGGCAAGGACGGCAAGCTGCTGATCGACGGTGTGGCCGCCGGCAAGGTCCGCAACTGGTCGATCAGCGCCAGTCAGTCCGCGCTGGACACCACCACCCTTGGCGATCTGGACCGCACCATCACTGAGGGCATCCGCAGCACCACAGGTAGCTGCCAGCTGTTCTATTACGCCCCCAACCCGCTCCACCCGGAGACCAACAGCGCGAGCGTGCTGATCAACAAGCTGCTCAAACCCAGCGCCACTGGCCAGGGCGCTGCATCCGCCCGCGCCACGCTGCGACTGCACATTGAAGACGGCACCGTCACCGGCAAGTACATCGAGGGCGAGTGCATCCTCACCAGCGTGTCGATGGCCATGGCCGTGGGCGAGGTGCTCTCGGCTGATGTGGCGTTCGAGTTCAACGGCGCCCCACGCGCCATGGTGCTGTGAGCATCTACCTCGGCGAGAGCGGCCACGTCGAAATCCAACGCGCCACTGATGGCGGCGGCAACCTGGCGTCTGTGCTGGACCCTGGCGATGTCACGGCTAGCGGCAAGCGCTTCTCGTTCGACTTCCCGCCCAACGCCCTGATCACCGGCGACCACATCGAGATCGCCACCCAGGACGGCTCAATCCTCGAGCTGGTCTCCGGCCACGCCTACCCCGACGGCTACTGGTACTGCCACATCGACGATGCCGGCGGCATCCGCCTGTACTCCACCTTTGAGGCAGCCGTCGCAGGCAATGTGAACGACGCCTTGCCGCTGGACACCCCAACCCACCCGCAGCCGATCGTCGTCACGGTCAAGGACACCACCTACAACTGCGTCGCTCAGATGCGCGACTGGTCGCTGACCACCAGCCGCGAAGCCGTCGATCTGACCACGCTGGGTAGCGAGTTTCGCCAGAGCTATTCCAACGGCCTGATCAGCGGCCAGGGTCAGCTGAACTGCCTCTGGGACTTCCGCCACCAGTTCTGCGATCCAGCCACCGCCGGCACAACGGAGCTGCCTCACTACTTCGCTCAGCTGGTGCTGCGCGTCCGCCAGGGCAGCCTGTTCAAGGGCCGCTTCTTCCTGCACGTCTCGGCCACCCGTAAGGATGTCTGGTACGAGGCCGACTGCATTGTCACCAGCGTCGGCTTCCGCTTCGCCCCAGGCGCCACGGTGGACAGCACCGTCGAGTTCATCACCACCGGCGAAGTGAAACTGCTGGTGGGTGAACTGCCCGCCCGGTTGCTACAGGAGAGCAGCAGCTTGATCCTGGCGGAAGATGGCAGCCCAGTGCTGCTGGAGGAGCCCGATTAGAT